CAATTCGGTGCGACTCATATCAAAATATGATTTTTGAAGTGTTAAGCATGCGGCATTACCTTTATGTCCATCGACTGGACACCGTCCAAACATACTGTATAAACATTCAAAACAACGGATAGGATGTTCAGTTCCTTCTCTCTTGGCTATAGTTCCTTCCATCTGGTCAACGTAATGACTCATGCCTTTACGTTCCAGTTCCTCACGGAGATAGCTACCCATAATTAATTCAACACCTTTGTATGCGGCAATCGGCCGCGTTCGTAAAAAAAGTTCTCATACTTTTTTCCGTAAATTTCGTCCCATACTTGAAAGTTTTTGGGATTACAATCAATTCCGAAGATAAAATCTTCATAGGTACAAATATTTGCGGCACAGCCTTGCGTCATGAGAGACGACTCTTCAACTCCTGGCATTTTAATTACCAAGATTTTTACTCCTTTTGCAAAAGCATAGCCAGCTTCCCAAGCAGTTCCCGCAGTTGCCTGCCGACCATAGTCGGCTAACACAAGCCAGTCACATTCATCAATAGCAAGAACATCCATGGTAAATACGCATTGTCCCCAAGTTTGCATGTCAATACCCCAAGCGTTTGGAACGTGATGCTTGCCAGGGCGATAAACTTGCGGATAGTCCGGTCTCATGTCACACGTACCTGGACACAAATCAGGAAGTTGCATATTATTAAGAGTTTCTTCGATATTGTGCATCTGTTCCTTTACAATAGGATCATTTGTTACTACTGGACCTGCGAGATAAAATTTCATATGTAGCCTCCTGCCACTCTTTACTGCTTTTTATACGTTCAATTTCTTTTGCGGCGCAGTGCGCGCACAGGGTCTACCGCGTACCTAAGCGGAACCAATCATCGTTTGGGTTCTAAGTCTCGACCCAAACATCGCCACACATGGGACACGTGAAGGACACATCTATCATTTTATATATCTCCTTCTTTTTATCATAAATATTATATAATAAATTTTTGAAGTTTTCAACTTTTGGGCAGAAACTGTCGTTGACACTGTGAAAAATTTTTAGTATAATGAGTGTAGTAAACGGGGACTAACCCTACTATTTCAAAGGAGGAGATTAGTATAATTAAATTAGATTATACAATCGAGTCTCCCGAAGAACGCAAAAAATTAGTAGAATAGATTTTAGCAGAAACGCCCGACCCAAGCGAGCAGTATCTCGAAATCCTCGGCGACTACTTGGTTCTTTGTATGGAGAAGCAAGAGAAAAAGGAAAGAAAAATTCTTACGGAAAATCGTTTAGCTACAATCAATAAACGAGAAATTTCTTTCGAGGGTCTGGTCAGTCAACTGGAAAACGGTGAAGATGGTGTTTATAATTTAATTACTGATAATGGAAAGAATACGATATTTCAACCAAAAGTTACGATTACAAAATAGGATTTAGAAGATATACCGTTGTTGCGCCAATTGCGCGAAAGCATAGAGCGCTGGGAAAGGATCCAAAAGACTGTTTCCGGACGTGAAGCGTTTATAGTTAAACGTACTTTGATTGAAATGCGGAAAGACCAATATGTTCTAAAGAACGCTTACAAAACTCCAATAGTATTCACCAAGATATCAAGAGGAATGAAAGTATATCCTCCCTTACCTTGGAATGAATGGGTCGAATATGATGAGCAAGGTAATGCTAATATTCGATATTGGGGTGTTTCTTTTTGCGATTATAAAGTAGTAAGTGAAATACTCCAGAGCCTTCCGGTACTCAAAGCGAGATCTGAAGGACAATTTGAAGGCGATACTTGGTATATGGTGCAAGATTTTGAACCGCTTATGCGGCGAGCTCTTGCGGATTATCCTATGTACCAACGTATTGTGGAATATAAAACGGATAAACTGTAGAACGTTGAAATCCAGGCTATGCTTCAAGCAGAGTTCCAATTTACTCACTCAATAGAATACATCAGTAGTCTTTGGCGCAATAAGATACCGAAGTTGATTGCGCAAAAGGCTCAAGATGAATGGCTAGTGTGGTATTTTACTTACAAGGAGAAAGGCAAGTGGAAGAAATGCTCGCGTTGTGGGGAAATTAAATTAGCCCACTCACGGTTCTTTTCTATAAATAAGACTTCCAAAGATGGCTTTTATAGTATCTGTAAGATCTGCCGCAATAGCAAAAAGAAGGAGAGCTAATAATGGCAGATGGAAAAACATTGTATTGTAAGACGTGTAATCGTACAATGGACGAAAACTAGTTTTACCAAACAAAACGCACAGATAAGTATGTCGATGGCTTTTTGCCGGAATGCAAAAAATGTTTAACGAGACACGTCGATAACTGGGATCCAAAAACTTATTTGTGGATATTAGAAGAAATTGATGTACCCTATATTGAAGAAGAATGGACTACTTTACTTGAACGTTATGCAAAGGATCCTAAAAAAGTAACTGGGATGACAATCCTTGGGCGCTACTTGTCCAAGATGAAATTAAAACAATTTAAAGAATTTGGCTGGAATGACACAGAACGGTTAAAGTTGGAAGCGGACGCTAAAAAGGCAGAAGTTATGGCCCGCCAGGGTTATAGTGGCGAAGAAATTGATGCTGCGATTGAGTCTGGTACAATGCCAGAAAAGCCTGTGGAATTTTAGACGGAGACTTCAGCAACTCCAATAGACTTAAATGAACCAGAATTCTTTAATGATGATTTAACTGAAGAAGATAAAAAGTACCTTACTATTAAGTGGGGTAAAGCGTATCGTCCTTATGAGTGGGTGTAGTTAGAAAAGCTGTACCAAGAAATGATGGCGGCTTTCGATATTGTAACACCAGCACATGAGGACTATTTGAAGTTAATCTGTAAAACATCTTTGAAATGCCATCAGTTGGTAGACCTTGGTGATATAGAAGGTTTCCAAAAGATGTCTAAAGTATATGATACTTTGATGAAATCTGCAAAATTCACTGCAGCACAGAATAAGGCAGAAAGCGGAGAGTATGTTTCCGCCATTGATGAGTTTATCCTTATGTGTGAGCGTGAAGGTTTCATTCCAAGATATTATGTTGATGAACCAAAAGACAAGCCAGATGAAACTTTGGCTGATTTGCGGAATTACACTCATCGTCTGGTAACCGAAGAAATGAACCTCGGTAATCTTATTGAGTCTGCGGCGCGGACTATGGCGCGTGAAGAGGCGAAAGAAGAAGATGAAGAGACGACCGAGATTGAAGATCTTGATCTACATGAACTTGAAGAAGAAGTCCTTACCGACAATGATTTCCTTAGCCACTATGAATTTGTTGAAGATGAAAAAGATGAAGACGAGGCTATGATAAGAGAATTGCTTGGAGAGGAAGATGAATAATGGCTCTTCAAGATTTACTAAATCTTAAGTCAGACGTAGATAAGATAGGTTTATCAGAAGAACGTGTTAGAGCGTGTATTCCTGTGGCGCGACAATATGTTGCATTTTGGCGAGAATATCCAGATCTATTTGTTGACTTTTTAGTTTCTAAAAATAATCCGGAAAATTTTCACTTATTCTATTACCAGCGCGTATTTTTACGTGCGGCAATGCGATATAAATATACCTATGCGGTATTCCCTCGTGCTTATTCAAAATCATTCCTTGCGGCATTGATTTTGATAATACGTTGTATACTGTATCCTGGAGCCAAGTTGTTTGTTACATCTGGCGGTAAGGAACAGGCATCTAGCATATTAAAAGCCAAAGTCCAAGAACTCTGCCACCTAATCCCTGCTCTACATGAGGAAATAGATTGGCGCAGAGGTAAGACAATGGAGGGAAAAGATTATGTTAGATACGTATTTAAGAACGGGTCAGTGTTGGACAATATAGCAGCTCGCGAGACTTCAAGAGGTCAAAGAAGACATGGCGGGCTCATGGAAGAGTGTGTTGGCATCGACGGTCTCATCCTTAACGAAGTTATTATTCCGACAATGAACGTTTCCAGACGCGGTGCATGGGGAGATAAAGATGATAATGAAGTATTAAACAAGAGTCAGATTTATGTCACTACCGCAGGCTGGAAGAATACATTCGCATATGATAAATTAATTCAGATCCTTGTTTGGGAAATTATCAAACCAGACAGAGCGATGATCTTAGGTGGTACTTGGAGAATTCCGGTTTTAATGGGTTTGCTTGATAAGACATTTATCAGAGACCTCAAGATGGATGGTACGTTTAATGAGTCATCTTTTGATCGTGAATATGAAAGTCGTTGGTCTGGTACTATTGAAGATGCGTTCTTCAATGCCGAACAATTTGATCATAATCGTGTTTTGAAACAACCAGAGTATGAGTTCTCTGGCAGAAGTACGAAAAATGCTTATTATGTAATCGCAGTCGACGTTGGTCGTAAAGGTTGCGACTCTGTCGCGTGTATCTTAAAAGTAACCCCATAGACTTCCGGAACTGCGCTAATTAGTCTGGTAAATATATTTACTATGACGAATGCACATTTCGAAGATCAAGCT